ATTTCCAGAGCCATCTCCGGAACCATCTCCGGAACCATTTCCAGAGCCTCAGCCAGAGCCATCTCCAGAGCCATCTCCAGAGCCATCTCCAGAGCCATCTCCAGAGCCATCTCCAGAGCCATCTCCAGAGCCATCTCCAGAGCCATCTCCGGAACCTGAGCCAGCACCGGGACCAGCCCCTGCTCCAGAGCCTGAGCCAGACGAGCAGCTGTCTGCTGCAGAACAAAACATAATTAACACTATTCTGGCAAGCGCTGCTCAAACACAAAGACAGTTAACAGAAGTAGAAGTAAATCTTCTTGGTGCCTTAACTTCAGGAAATGCTGCTACGGTTAGAAACATTTTAGACGGTGTTTCCGCAGGTGAAGCTGATATTTTAGAAACCCTTCGTGGTTTAAACATAGATACATCTGAAATACAAAGCCAAATAAGCATCTTAAGTGGTCAGTTAACAGGAACAGAAGAAAACATTGTTCTTCAAATTTTAGACAGCGCAGCAGCGACAGGCAGAGCGTTAACTGAAACAGAACAAGCGTTAATTGATGCTCTTGAAGCAGGAAATGTTAGTGTTATTAAAGGAATACTTAAAAACATTTCTGCTGGTGAGCAAGAAATATTAGATGTTCTTAGTGGACTAGAAATAGACACTAATAATATTCAAGACCAGCTTTCAGAACTAAGCGGTCAGTTAACAAATACTGAACAAAATATTGTTGAACAGATTTTAGAAAGTGCAGCAGCTTCTGGAAGACAATTAACTGATGCTGAACAACGAATTATAGACGCTCTTGAGTCTGGCGATACTAAAGTAATTAGAGAAGTTTTAAACAATATTTCTACTGGTGAACAAAACATTTTAAATGTTCTTGACGGTTTAAATATTGATACAACTAACATTCGTGCAGACTTATCAAGCTTAAGTAGTCAGCTGACTGGCGCTGAACAAAATATTGTTAATCAAATTTTAGAAACAGCGGCTGCTTCCGGAAGACAACTTACGGAATCAGAACAAAGCATAATTGATGCTCTTCAGTCTGGAGACGTTAGAGTAGTTAGAGATGTTTTAAACGGTATTTCTTCTGGTGAGCAGAGCATTCTTGAAGGTCTTGTTTCGTTAAATGTAGACACGTCTGACATACAAGATCAACTTTCCAATCTAAGTGGTCAGTTAAGTAGTACAGAACAAAGTATTGTTAACCAAATTTTATCAAGCGCTCAAGCAACAGGAAGAGAGTTAACTGAAAGTGAAACAAGGTTACTAGAGGCGTTAAGCTCTGGTAATACTGAAACAGTACGTGACATACTAAACGGTATTTCTTCTGGTGAGCAAGATATTCTTTCTGATCTTGCTAATTTAAATGTTGATATTGATTCAGTTCAAGGATCTTTAACCAACTTAAATACTTCAATAAACGTTGGTTTAGAGGGGCTTGCTGATGCTTTAGGCGTACAAACTTCTGATCTTATAGCCGCAATTGAAAACCTAGGTACAGGACTCTCAGGAGATTTAACTGGGTTAGAAGGAGCTGTACTACAAGGGTTGAACGGTTTAGCCAGCAGTTTAGGAACAGATATAGGAACTGTTGTTGGATCAATCGAAGGTCTTGGGTCTGGAATAGCTTCAAACATTCAAGGACTTAGTGATTCATTAGGGACTGAAATAGGCACTGGATTTGCAGGACTAGGCTTACAATTAGGTGAAGGTCTTGAAGGATTAGGTACTCAAATAGGCTTGGGCTTTGAAGGTCTTGGAGGTCAACTAGGGGAAGGCTTTGAAGGTCTTGGAGGTCAACTAGGGACCGGTTTTGGTGGTCTTATGTTGGGATTGGCAGGCTTAGGTGGTCTAATTCCAACCCAAAGAGACATTTACGCTGCTATGCCAAAAGAACGCCTTACATATACACCTACTCAATTTAAAGGTTTAGGATACCAAAGAAGACCACAACAAGGAATGCTCACATCTCCTCAAGAACCAACAGCTATGGATGCTCTTAATCAGTTCATTGAAAGGAATAAAACAGTATGACGTATTTAAATTTAATGAACAATGTTTTACGTCGTTTACGTGAAGACGAAGTGTCTAGCGTGTCTGCTACTACGTACACTAAAATGGTTAGTGACTTTATTAATGACGCTAAAAAGTTAGTGGAAGAGTCTAACGATTGGTCTGCTTTGCGTGAAACTATTGTGGTAAGTACTACTGCTTCCGACAACAGTTACTCATTGACTGGCAGCGGTGACAACGTAAAAGTCATGTCGGTAATTAACGACACGCAAAACTGTTTCATGGAGTACCAAACTAAAGACTGGTTTAATGATTCTTTGTACATTGCTAATGCAGTAGAGGGCGCACCTAAGTACTACACGTACAACGGCTTGGACTCCAGTGGTGACACAGAAGTACTTGTGGGTCCAACACCGGATGGTGTGTATAGTCTGCGGTTTGACGTGGTTAAGCGACAGGCAGACTTGAGTTCTAACACCGACACGCTGCTTGTTCCAGCAATGCCTGTAGTTCACCTTGCTGTAGCTTTGTTAGCTCGTGAACGTGGTGAAACAGGCGGTACGTCTACTGCAGAATACTTTTCTATTGCTGATAAGTTTTTGTCTGATGCTATTGCAATAGATGCAGCAAAACACCCTGAAGAAATGGTATTTAGGACTATTTAATATGGCTCAGGAATTACGTAGTATTAATCTTGTTGCTCCTGCGTTCAAAGGTGTTAACACCGAAGACTCGCCTTTAGCACAAGATCCGTCTTTTGCTGAAATAGCAGACAACGCAGTAATCGACAAGCGGGGTCGTATTGCCGCACGTAAAGGACATACAGTTCTTACAACAACTAAAACTGTTTTAGGTTCTGACTCTTTAAGAGCAATTAAGGAGTTTAAAGACAACGCTGGCAACACTAAAATATTTTCTGTAGGTAACAATAAAATTATTAGTGGTACTGCCACATTGGTTGACGAAACTCCCGGCAGTTACACAATTACTGCTGACAACTGGAAGATGGTCAACTTTAACGACAAGATTTATTTTTTCCAGCGAGGTTATGAGCCGCTTGTTTACGATAACGCAGGAGGCTCTGTAGTCACACTCAGCAGCGTTTCTGGTGCAGCTGGTGTTACTAGCGCTATGTACGGCAACGAGGTTTTAGCGGCTTATGGTCGGCTTTGGACGGCTGACTTTAATAGTGATAAATCTACTGTCTACTGGTCAGACTTGCTGATTGGACATGATTGGTCTGGCGGAACTAGCGGCTCTATTGACGTGTCTAAGGTCTGGCCTGATGGTTATGACGAAATTGTAGCACTAGCAGCACACAATGGACTTTTGATTATTTTTGGTAAGCACAGCATCATTGCTTACTCTGGTGCGGAAGCTCCTGCTACTATGACACTGTCTGACACCGTAGCGGGCGTAGGCTGCGTTGATAGAGACACAGTACAGTACACAGGTACGGACGTGCTGTTTTTGTCACACACAGGACTAAAGAGCTTTGGGCGGACAATACAAGAAAAGTCTATGCCCATAAGTAGCTTGTCGGGAAACATTACTAAAGACATTATTAATGCGTTGCAGTCAGAAAACACATTTTTTAGGTCTATTTATAGTCCAGAAGAAGGGTTTTATTTACTAACTTTTGTAGGACAAAACGTAACTTATTGTTTTGACGTAAGAGGTACAACAGAAAACGGATCTTACAGGGTTACTCGTTGGGTTTCAACAGGATTTACTTCTTACGAACGAAAAGAAAACGGAGATCTTTTAATAGGAACTTCGGAAGGAATTAGTAAATACGAAGAATACACAGACAATGGCCAAGCCTATCGTTTTAAGTACTATAGCCCAAGTTTAACTTTTGGCGACAGTTCCAGAATTAAAATTCTTAAAAAACTAAAACCAACTCTTGTTGGTGCAAATAACGCAACAGTTTTTCTTAAGTGGGCTTATGATTTTAAAGGTTCGTACGCCACAGCAGAATTTACAGTAGGTAATCAAATTACTGGGTTTTATGGAGAAAGCGAGTATACTACTGTAGAGTTTACTGGTGGTGCTCTTACTAACCAAAAAAGTTTAAATGCTACGGGATATGGCACAAGTATAGTAGTGGGCTTAGAAGCAGACATAGACGGCTCTCAGTTGTCCCTACAGGAGATTAATGTAATGGCTTTGATAGGTAAACTATTATGAATGAATATGATCTAGGTTTAGGATATCTACAGTCTATGGGTATTTTACCTTCAAATCCCCAAGTAGACCCAAATGATCCTTACAATATTGGCTTTAGCTCAGACATTTTGTCGGCAGGCGTTAATAATGTTACGTCGCCGGGAGGATTCTTTTCTTCAATCGGAGACTTTTTAAGCGGACCCGGAGGCCAAGCTTTAGGTGCTGGAGCGGGTGCTCTTTTAGCAAAACAAGCTTATGATCGCTTAGGAAGCATAGGAGAAAGAGCAAGACGAGAAGCTGGTTTAATTGGTCAGACAGGTTTAGAACAAACAGAGTTTAAACCCTTTACTGTTGCTACAACTACTGGTGGAATGTTAGAAACCACTCCAACAGGAGGAGTTGCTTTAGATTTGTCTCCTGAAGAGCAAGCAATACAAAATCAGCTACTTCAGGGAGCACGTCAGTTTTACACGCAAGCTGAACAACCTTTAGGAGAAAGAGAGCGGGCAGTTTACGAGCGTATGCGATCGGCGCAACGACCAGAAGAAGAGCGACAGCGGTTGGCTTTAGAAGAGCGTTTAGCGGCTCAAGGTCGTCTTGGGCTTAGTTCTTCAGCCTACGGAGGCGCAACACCTGAGCAACTAGCTTTAGCTGCGGCTGAAAGAGAAGCAAGAGACAGAGCAATGCTTGCAGCAATGGGTCAAGCACAAGCAGAACAAATGCAACAAGCACAACTTGGAGGACAGCTGTTAGGTGCTGGTTACATTCCTCAGGCTCAGTTGTTGGCAGCAGCCCAACCAGCAATGACAACTTCTCAGCTGGCACAAAGAGGTCAACTAGAGGGTGCAGGGTTGTTTGGGGAAGCACAAATGAGCGGTCTTGAGGCTCTTTTGTCGTCTGCTACTGCACAATCTAACCTTATGGGACAAATTGGAACAGGACTTCTTTCACAAGCGTTACAACCTTCGTTTGTAGGAGGAGGAACAGGAGGAACAGGTGGAACATCAGGTGGCGGTTTATTTGGGTCAATTTCTGATTTGTTGGGAATTACTGATACTAACAATGACGGAACTTGGTGGTCAAGACTCTTTGGAGGTTAATCGTGGCTAAATTTGGACAACAATTTATACAAGGTCTTTTGCAGCCTACCTATGGTCAGGGATTATTTACTGCTGCACAGCAATTAGGGGCTATGCCTAGGCAGATACAGCAAAAGAGGCAAGAACAACAAATGCTGGGCGGGCTAATTCCCGGAAGTGCTGAGTACAACGAAGCTTTGGCAAAACTGCAGATGCAGCGTGGTCAACTGTCTGAGGCGTCCACCACGGGAATGGCAGCACAACAGCAAAGGGCAGCTTTAAAACAAACAGCGAGCAAAGAAGCTGCTAGACAAAGACTAATGGGTTTAGCGCTAAAAA